AAAGCTCTAAGGCTACCCTCCGACTATCGGTAGACGGCACCAAGACAATCCTCAAGTGGGACGGAGAGACCCCTGAGCCATTTGCAGGAATGTCTACGTTCTCCCATCAGGAAATCCTTGAAGAGCTTTCTGGTGCCGATTGGACCTCTCAGGAAGACACTCCATAATACAAAATAACCAATGTATACAGGAACCGCTAAAAGCCTATATACCTCTCTTGAAGGGAGCAGGGAGCAATACCTAGACAGGGCAAGACAAGCTTCAAAGCTGACCCTTCCCTACATTATGCCATCTGCTGGCTTTGGCGCATCCTCAAGATTGGACACACCTTTTCAGGGTGTTGGGGCTAGAGGAGTAAATAACCTCGCCTCTAAACTTTTGTTAGCACTTTTGCCTCCTAACGCCCCCTTTTTTAGACTCAACGTAGACACCTATGGACTCCAACAAGAAGGAGCACCAGAGGAGGTAATCAGTCAAGTTGAGCAAGCCCTTCAAAAAGTTGAAGAGGCAACAATGGATGAGATCAGCAGGGAAACCTACAGGACTGGTCTGCACGAAGCACTAAAGCATCTCATTGTTACAGGAAACTCCCTTGTGTATCTTCCAGACTCTGGAGGTATGCGTGTGTTTCATTTGGATCGTTATGTGGTTCAAAGGGACTCAATGGGTAATGTTATCTACATAGCTACAAAAGAAAGCATGAGCTACGCAGCTCTCGATGACAACATGAAGGCTGTTGTTGATGTAGATGCAAAAGATCCTATGGCAGAAGTAGACCTATACACTGCTGTCTGTCGCAAAGAAAACAAATGGCATGTCTTCCAAGACATCAATGGCAATCCCGTCGAAGGTTCTGAAGGAACTTACCCACTAGACCAAAACCCCTTCATACCTTTGCGGTTCAGCCGAATTGATGGAGAAGACTACGGCAGAGGATACGTTGAGGAATATCTAGGTGACCTCCAATCTCTTGAAAGTCTTACGAGAGCTATTGTTGAGGGATCGGCGGCTGCCGCAAAGGTTTTATTTCTTGTGAATCCAAACGGAACCACAAGGGCCAGGACGTTGGCTGAAAGTCCTAACGGGACTATTACTCAAGGTAATGCAGCGGACGTTTCTGTTTTACAACTAAACAAGTTTAACGATTTCAGGGTGGCTCAAGAGACTATTGCTGCCATCAAAGATCGCCTCGGGCACAGCTTCTTGCTTACCAGTGGTGTTGTAAGGAATGCAGAGAGGGTCACAGCAGAAGAGATAAGGATGCTTAGTATGGAACTTGAGAGTTCTCTTGGTGGTCTTTACTCACTTCTATCTACTGAACTTCAGCTTCCACTTGTGAACAGGTTGCTTGCTAGTCTGACAAAGAAAAAGAAGCTACCTAAGCTACCAAAGGACATTGCTACTCCTGTGATTATTACTGGTGTTGAAGCACTAGGCAGAGGTAACGACCTCCAGAAACTTGACTTGTTCCTTGCTGGGGCAGCTCAAGTAGTAGGACCAGAAGCTGTTTCTCAATATGTCAATGTAGGTGAATACTTCAATAGAAGAGCCACAGCATTGGGTATCAAAACGGCAGCTCTAATCAAATCACAACAAGAACTCCAAATGGAGATGCAGATGGCACAACAAGCCCAGCAAGAGCAAATGCTTGCAAAGATGGGACCAGCGGCTATCAAAGCAGTATCTGACAACACAATAGAAGAGCAGAGAAACCAACAACAACAACCTGAGGAATAAAAGACATGGCTGAAGCTAATAGAGTGGTAATCAACGAACCCACCGAAAACGAAGAGATTACATTGGAGCAGCAAGCAGAGATGCAAGAAGAAGCTGTTGCTGCCAGCGAAGAACAACCAGCTACTGAAGAGCGTCCTGAGTGGCTCGATGAGAAGTTTAATTCACCAGAGGATCTAGCTAAGGCATACAACGAGCTACAAAAGAAATTGTCTGAGCCAAAGGAAGAGACAGAAGAGGTAGCTAACGAGGAGACACCATCAGACAACATTGACAGCTCTGGTGCAGTGGGTAAGGCAACTTTAGAGTTTGAAGAAAAAGGAGAGCTGAGTGAGGAAACCTTTGCAGAGCTAGAAAAAGCAGGGCTGCCAAAAGAATACGTTGAGTCATACATTGCAGGACAACAGGCACTAGTAGAGCGTAATGCTTTGGATCTCTATAACTCTATTGGTGGAGAAGAAGAGTATGATGGAATGATCCAGTGGGCAGGAGAATCACTGTCAGAACAAGAAGTAGAAACATTCAATGAGCTTGTTGTTAATGGAACGCCAGAGCAACAAAGGTTGGCAATCAAAGGACTCCACGCTCAATACAGAGGCTCTACTGGTTCTGGGCCAGCACTCAAGCAAGGGACTACAAGTGGTAACTCTGTGAAACCGTTTAGCTCCACAAAGGAACTTCAGAGAGCTATGAGTGATAGGCGTTATGCAGAAGTTCCATCGTATCGTGAGGAAGTCGAAAGAAGGCTTTCTGTATCCAACATCCTATAATTACTGACATGAATTTTATTAATTACATTCTTGAAAACAAAGAAGAAATCATTGCTGTTGCCAGCTCTGTGGTTGCTCTTGCCTCTCTTGTTGCAGCTCTTACGCCTACCCCCAAGGATGACTCTTGGGTTGGTAAAGCATACAAGATTGTAGACTGGCTGGCGCTTAACGTAGGTAAAGCCAAAGACAAACCAGCAGAGTGATCTCTTCTATTGTTAAGTTACTAATTGCTTTTCCAAAACTTGCTGACCTGTTTTTTAAGGTCCAAGAGTCTTATGTTAAAAAGACTAAACTGGAGCGTCATAAGCGTAACCACGATCTTATTGATGGCTGGGTGCGCGGCACCGATGAAACCGACAAGGATACCAGAGTTCATCGAAAAGCTCCAAGTCCACGATTTTTCAGAGAGTGAAAGAAACACCATTAAGGAAATTCTTCATTACGTGAACGACTTGGAACACGAATAAATCTTTCGTCTAATAAAGCTTAATCGCTAGTAGACCTATGCCCACTGAGGTGGATAACACAGGACGAACAAGATAAAGCCCAAGGACACCAACCAAACCAAACTAACAACTAAACCAAATCGAAAGGCTAATATATTATGGCTACTATTCCATCGATTCCCGGAGCAGTAAACGCAACTTCAAGGAGTGCAGATGCAAACGGGGACAATGCGTTGTTCTTGAAGGTGTTTGCAGGTGAAATCCTGACGGCATTCAACGAGAACAACATTATGAAAGACCTGACTATGGTTCGCTCCATTAGTTCAGGTAAATCGGCAAGCTTCCCAGTAACAGGAACCGCGAGTGCTTCATACCACACTCCGGGTGATTCTCTTATTACTGGAAACTACTTGTCACAAATCGCCCACAACGAAAGGCAAGTCTTTATTGATGACCTTCTTGTTGCTTCCACGCTTATTGCTAATATCGACGAGCTTCGTAACCACTACGATCTTCGTTCTATTTATTCCGCAGAGCTTGGTAAGGCGCTGGCTAAGGAGTGTGACTTGAACATCATTAAGACGTTTATTGCTGCTGCTAGTGAGAGTGCTACTGCTCCACAAGGTGCAGGGACGGTTATTGATGGTGGTGATCTCACTACTTCCGATAAACTGATCGACGCTTTGTTTAGCGTAGCTGAGACCCTTGACTCCAAAGACGTTCCATCTGATGGGCGCTTTGCTGTTATGTCTCCTGCTGAATACTACAAGCTTCTTACTGCTGACAGTAATGGAGTAAACGTAGCAATCAACAAGGACACTGCTAACGCTGGTAATGCTGACGTTGCTAAAGGAACTATTGTTGAGGTTGCCGGTATTCGTCTCTTTAAGAGTAACCACATCAAAGATGTAAGCGCCCTTGAAGACTCTGTTAAGGATACTGCTGCTCCTGGAGTAAACAACGATCCGTTTGGTGATACTAGCGGTTCTGATGCTACTCCTCACGGATACAATGGCGACTTTTCCGCTATGTCTGATGGAACTACATTTGCTAAAGGATGTGGCTTTATTGCCGGTCACGAAGCTGCTGTAGGAACTGTTAAGCTTCTTGATCTTGCTACCGAAAGTGAGTATCAGATCGAGCGTCAAGCTACCCTCTTTGCAGCTAAGTATGCAATGGGTCACGGTGTGCTTCGTCCTGAAGCCGCTATTCTTGTTAAGACCACATAATCTTAACTAACTAAACTTGGAGGCCCCCATAGGTTCAATTCCTGTGGGGGCTTCCCCTTTTTCTACTTTAAATTTATGGCAACTCTCACAACTCCACTAGAGGCAGTCAACAGTATGCTAGGTCACATTGGAGAAGCTCCAGTGAATAGCATTGCAGACACCTCTACCCTCCCTGTTTCAGCTTCTACAGCTTTGTCAGTATTGGATGAAGTTAGTCGAGAGGTGCAAACCATGGGGTGGCATTTCAATACCACAAACAAATTTACTCTTACGCCCCAGCCTGATAATACAATTCAGCTTCCTGCAAACACACTGCACGTAGACGCAACTGACGGCTCAAAGGATGTCGTTCAGCGGGGCCTAAAGCTTTACGACCGTAAAAACAATACAAACGAATTTTCTGGTTCTCTTGATGTAACGATTACGTTTCTGCTGGACTGGGATGATCTGCACGAACAAGCACGTAGATATATCACACTCAGAGCATCAAGAATCTTTCAGACGCGCATGATGGGATCAAGAGAGCTAGAAGCTTTGATTGCCAGAGACGAATTTATTGCCAAGTCACAACTCGAAGAAGTAGATTCCAGAGGAAGTGACAGGACAATCTTTGACAACTACGATGTCTACACAGGCATTGGTATTAATCGTAACTACGACATTTAATAAAATATGCCGCTCATCAACACTTCTGTTCCTAACCTAATTCAAGGGGTTAGCCAGCAGCCTGATACACTCAAGTATGATGGTCAGTGCAAGGAGCAGATAAACGCTTACTCTTCTGTATCTGATGGACTAAAAAAGCGTCCAAATGCGAACCTTGTTAAGTATGACGCAACAGAGATTGGCGAGAATGCTTTTGTTCATACGATTAACAGAAGTGAGTCTGAGAAGTATTTGATGGTTATTACTCCATCTACGTTGACTATTCACAACCTGCTTGATAGCGGGACGATGAAATACAACGATGGAAGCACAACACCAATAGATTTAAATACGCTTGCTCCTTATTTAAAAACAACTAACCCTAGAAAGGACCTCAAGGCGCTTACTGTTGGAGACAACACCTGGATTGTAAACAAGACGGTTACTACTCAGATGGATCAGTCAGATGGTTCTATTTCTGATGACGTAAATGAGAACGAGGCGTTGGTATTCGTTAAGCAAGCGGGGTATGACAAAACTTATGAGGTGTCTGTTTTAGGTAATGACGAAAATACTGAAACTAAAAGCGTAACTACTACAAATTCGGGAAGTGGAACACCTGATTCAGCAATAGATTGTTCTGTTGATTCAGCTAAAATAGCTAAAAAACTTGGAAGTGAGTTAAACGACATACCAAACATCACAGCTACAGTCGAAGGATCTACAATTAAACTTGTTAAAGATTCTACAGCAGACTTTAACATTAAAACAAAGGACGGCTTTGCAGACAAAGGGCTTGGTGTGGTCTACAAGGAAGTAGCTGACATTACTGACCTTCCTGTCGTAGCTCCACATGGGTTTCGTGTAAAGGTTCGTGGGGACGCAGAGCTTAGTGAAGACGATTACTATTTAAATTTTAGGACTAACGAACTCCTTAACAATGGAGAGATGGGGCGCGGTGGTTGGGTTGAAGATGTAGGATTTAACGTCCCTAACGCACTTGATGCAGCTAACATGCCATACAATTTGGTGTCTCGTAGTTTAAACAGATTTCAACTTACAACTACTCCTTGGCGAGCAAGACTAGCAGGGGACCGCACATCAAACCCTGATCCATCTTTTATTGGCAGCCCAATCAACAACTTGTTTTTCTACAAGAATCGTCTTGGATTCCTGTCAGCAGACAAGGTGGTTATGAGTGAAGCAGGTGAGTATTTTAACCTGTTTCGAACCACAGTAACTAACCTGTTGGACTCAGATCCGATTGACATTGGAGTAGCTACTACAAACGTAACTAACCTAGAGTCAGCAGAAGCGTTCCAAGAGAACCTTATTTTGTTCAGTAACAGAGGACAGTTTGTGCTCAAAGGGGGCGACCTATTGACTCCCTCCACAGTATCAGTAAACCCGATTACTAACTACGATCAAGCCACAGGAATTAACCCGATCTCTCTTGGTTCCTATATTTACTTTCCGTTTACCCGTGGCAATTTTTCAGGACTCAGAGAGTTTGCTGTAAGTGCTACCGGTGACACCTACACGGCTGAAGAAGTCACAAACCACATCCCAAGCTACATACCAAAGAATGTTATTGATGTGGCTGGGTCATCTACTGAGGACGTTATTGCGGTTCTTAGCAGTGAGACAAAAGACACCCTGTATATCTACAAGTATTTCTGGAGTGGTAACCAAAAGATCCTGAGTGCGTGGAGTAAGTTTACTCTGCAAGGGTGTGAGATTAGAGGTATTGATTTTATTGACTCAACGCTCTACATCGCAACAGACAGGTATTTTGGGTCAAGTTACCAATTTCTTACTGGTGGTGAGTATGGAAGCGGAGCTTTAGTAAGGTCTACTGGTAAGGACTTTATGATCTTGGGGATGACGTTTACTTCTGGTCTTCCTGACGAAGAAAACCTTAGTGATGGATCAAACCTTGGCTTTATGACTCACCTTGATTTCAGGGTAGCTAAGAAGATTAGAGCTAATCAAACACAACTTACTGCTGTAGATGACGAGACTGATACACACCTTGATTACCTTCCTTTTGAAGCCACTGACTTTAATGGCAACAGCTTTAATTCAACAGGAGCAAGGCTCAAGGTAATCGACAGGTCTACAGGTATGGAGATTCCATACACAAGAGGTAAAATCACTGTCAACAATGTTGATTACATTACCAACTCAAACCAGCTTGTTTTTGAATCACAAACAACAGACAGAGACGTATTTGTAGGTGTCGAGTATGACATGCAATACACGTTCTCTGAGCAGCTTTTCAAAGTGGCATCTGGTAAAGGAAAGTCAGCCACTGGATACACAAAGAATAAAATAAAGAATGGAAATGTGTTCTTTGATGACTCAGCCTTCTTCCAAGTGAAGGTGACACCAGAGAGACGCTCAACGTATACAAACGAGTTTACAACACAAGTTGTTGATGACTCCGATGTAGACAGCATTAGTCTTGATTCAGGGACGTTTAGTTTTCCTGTGTTTACCAAGCCAGAGAACACAACAATAACCATCGAGAACGGAACACCATACCCAAGCACACTTCAAGGAGCTGAGTTTGAGTCCTTTGTCCACTCTCGATCAAACAGGTATGGATAACTCTGTCCTGCATCATTACAAAACAGCTAAAATATGTAGGGCTAAAGAGGCCCACGTAGACCCAATAGTCCAAGATATGAGGGCTATGGATGCGCTAGAAGTAAAATGTGTTGGGTCTACACCCAAGGATGCGCTTCTCGCGGGCTTAAATAACGACTTATACACGTTCTCAGTGCTCGACCTAGAGGACAATCCACTAGCCATGTTTGGCTCAGGAGGCATTGAGGGAGGCCCTGGATACGTCTGGTTACTCGCTTCTGACCGCTTTAAGTTAGCCAGAAAAGAGTTCGTTAAGGTCTCTAGGCTCTGGGTCAATACGATCATCAAACCATTTACCTTCTGCGGTAACGTAGTTCACAAGGACAACGAGCAAGCTATTCGTTGGCTCAAGTTCTGTGGGGCTACATTCATTAAAGAACTTCAAATAGACAACCAACCCTTCTACGAGTTTGTCATCATCAACAAATCAATATAGATCATGTGTGCGCCAATCGGTTTAATCGCGGGAATTGCTTCTGCTGGGGCGTCCTTTATAGGGCAACGCCAAGCGGCATCAGCACAGGAAAGAGCACAAGCAAGAGCCACGGAGCTTGAACAAGCCAGACTTAGGGATCAATTAGGATCTGCAAGACTACAACAGGCACAAGCAAATATAGCGTCAGCACAAAGGATTAGATCAGCAAGCCTTCAAGCAGAGCAAGCTAGATCTAGAGCTACAGTAGCTGCTGGTGAAGCAGGAGTTACTGGGCTTAGTGTTAATGCTCTTGTTGATGACATGACAAGAAGAGAAGCGCAATTTAGGTTCTATGAGAACCAAAGGCAAGACATGAGCAACACAAATCTAGCTCTGTCTATGGAAGACGCTCGTATGAGAAGCCGTATGAACTTGCTTGGCATTAACCAACCGATTCAACAAGAGAATCCTTTGCAAGCACTGCTTACAGGGCTTCAAGTAGGAACCTCTATGCAGTCAGTCGCTCAAGATTGGGGGTCTAGAGGAGTTGACGTTTCAAATGCTGCTAGAGCAGAAGTTGTTGTTGATGGCGCACCTAGAGCAATTCCTGTAAGAGAAAATTCTTTTAGCTCAGTTACCCCACCTCTTCCAGAAAACAACTTTGTTGAATTTGTTGGCCCTCCTGATTTAAGAGGAAACATAGGACAAATTCCATTTGTTGGCCCTCCTGATTTAAGAGGGCTAGGCAACACTACAATAGGGAATATAGACCCTATCGGACCTTTCTCAATTCTTCCACCTTTATAATTTAACAAGCAAACATGGCTAAGAAATCAAGAACTCAAGTTGACTACAATCCAGGTCAAGCAAGCCTTCAAGGGGGCGTAGGGGCTTCAGCAGGAAACTACAGAGTAGCTGTAGCGCCTACACCAAAGACTAACGCTGCCCTCCAGTTTGCCTCTGTAATCAACCAGCTCCCTAACGCTGCCGGTCAGCTTACAAACTATGCTAACAAAGTAGCCACTGACAGGGTGTCTCAGATGTCTGATGACGAGATTCTTGAAGAGCTGTCGGCTGGTGATAAGGAAACCTTTAGCATCCTTAAATACAACAAGACGTTTAACTACGAGCTGGTTAAGAGGAAGTATTTGATGGAGCAACAAAACATGGCCAACGAGTATGACACTTTGGCTTCTGACTTGGGAAACAACCCAGATTCAGCAGACATTGATACCGCCATAGCCAACATGGAGTCCGATTTGTTTGCCAAGTTTAGCAAGGGGATGACAAACGACCTCCAGATGCAAGCTCACAAAGCGCTTTGGAATGCAACTACAACGCCTCTAAAAGCTCAAGCGTTTAGTAAATACAAGGCTCTTAAAGAAGAGGCTACTAAGATGGTTATTGAGTCTAACGCAATGGAACAGACGTTTTACTCTGGAGACATTACGGATGGATTTAGAATCATAAAAAACGGGTTAGACGATTTAGGCGTTCCTAAAAAAGAACAAACTCAAAGGTTAATGAAGGCCACTAATGCTTACTTTGACCGCCTTATGTTTAATGGTCGGTTTGACGAAGCAGAAGCCATGATAGGACAAGCAGAAGCATTTGAGTTTTACTCTGGGGCTAAACTTGGAGGAATTGCGGAATACAAATCTAATTTTATAGATATGAGTCTTAGAGTTAGAAACGCAAAACAAGCTTTAAACGAAGAAGACGAAGTAAGTAAAACGGAAAAAAGAAGAGCACATGTAGGTAAAGTTAATGCAGCAGCCTCTTCTATACTTGATAACCAACCTTTAACTGATGTTGAAAAACAAGGAATTATTGACGCTTTTCAAAGTTTAAATCCTTCACTTACCTCCGAAGAGCTTGAAGAAATTTTGACAAATATTGGGGACAATAAAGGTATAAAAATAGATAAATTTACAGAGCTTTACCAAAAGATTGGAAGAGGAATGGTTTCAGGAGGACGCTCAGATTACACAAGGTTACTATTCGAGGACACGCAAAAAGAAATAGATGATTACCTTCGTGATCTTAAAACAGAAAGCCCTTACAAGTTTAACTTAACTAACGAGTTGTCAGAAGAACTCGTAAAAGGAGCCTTTCTTTATTTTTCAGATAACCCTGAAAAATCTGTAAGAGATTATTTAGTATTAAAGGGAGTTCAAGACTTAGCTCCTGGATTAATACCAAAAGAAATTTACGAATTTAAACAAGAAGCAACAAAAGGGTTTTGGGTATTATCAACTCCTTACTATAGAAATTTGAATACGTATATTGGTGATCGTATTAGAAACCTTCAAAAGAAGTTTGACGATGATGGCAACGACCTTTTGCAAGCTAACATTTCTAAATTTGAAAATAGATTAAAAAATAACATTGATAGACAGATTAAAAACAAAGCTTTTGAAATAGCAGGATCAGACCAAAAAGAAGAAATTATAGAAGAATTTGCTAACGATTTAATTCAAAACGAAATAGAAATTTTTGAGGCAGTAAAAGACGCTCCACAAACTTTTGAATCTTTGTTTAAAGCACAGCCAACTTTTGAAAACGAAGACGAAGGAGTTCTTGAAGACTACGACACAAACAACGATGGTCGTATTGATTCAAAAGAAAGAACTAAGGTTCCTAGAGCTAAACGAGGTTTTCTTTCTTTAGGATTTGGGGACTACGAAGAAGGAACTATTTCTGAAAGAATTGAAAATGTTATTACTGAAAATAAAGATAACATTAGAAAATATCCCTTCTTTGGCGCTTTAACTTTAAGCGATAAACAGTTTAACAAGTTAAGAGACAAAAAAGACAAAGATAGTTTCTATAGTCTTTTACAAGATACTGATACAAAACAAGATATTCTTGATAAAATTCAAAACGATCCTGATTATTTAATTAATGTTTATAATCAATTAGAAGATCAAAAAGACACTGAAGCTTTAAGCGTTTCTTTGTATTATTTTGGTTATCCTAAATTTACACCTAAATCAGCAAAGCATCTTGCAGCCGCTAAAGTAGGAATTGGGGACATAAAGCTGTTTAGAGATACAGACGATCTTGATAACAAACAAAAAGAGTGGGAATCGGCTTTACAATCTCAAAACAATTTAGCAGCAAACCCTAAAGAAAAAAGGGCAACGATAACTAACTTAATTAAAGAAGCGGCTTCTTTTGGAATAGATTCAATAGAAGACCTTAAAGAGTTTGTTGAAATACAAGAAGCAGTTATTAAAAGATTTTAAAGTATGTCTATTAAAACATTTGACGAGCTACTCGCAGAAAACGAAGAAAAAATTAAACAAAGGCGGGCAGCTAAAATACAGCAAGAAAGAGAAAAAGCTCTAAGCTTGCTGCCCGATGCTCCAAAGTCTGTTACTCCAGAAGCTATTGAAATGATGCAAAATATGTATCTGGATTATCAAGGTATTAAAAATGAAATAGCTGAAAAAAAACAAACACAACAAAGCGAAGGGGTTGCTACTTCAATAGCTAAAACAGGGGCAAGTGTTCTTACAGAGTTAAGTGTAGGTTTTGGTGGCTCTTATCTTACAAAAGGAGGCCCTAGAGCTGCTAAGTTAGTTAAAAACTTACAGCTTATGATGAAAGGCGTTCGGGCAGCTAGGGCAGGAGCGGTCGCTGTAGCAGGAACACCTACTCCCCAAACAGTTGTTGCGGGGGCGACTGGCTTGGCACTTACTGAAGGAGGTAGTTGGTTTCTTGGAAACCTGGCTTCGCAAACATTAAGAAAAGCTTTAGGAGATCAAGATGAATACAAAGCTTCTGAACTTATTGCAGCAGGAGCTTTTGGGATTATAGCCACTCCAGCAGATAAATTTATTACTGGAGCAGGTAGAAAGTTTTTATCTAAAAGAATTCCTTTAAAAGTATCTGGAGAAGGAATTGGGTTTGCATTTAAAGCAAAAGAACGAGTAATAATCAAAGGAGTTCCTACGGTTATTAGTGGCGCTTCTATTGGTGTTGCTGAAACAGCTCTTAGAGACACTGTGGGCATTATGCTAGGAGAAGAAGGAGAGTTTAGGGATGCAACAGAGTATTGGTTAGCTGCTGGTATAGGAGGAGGACTTAACTCTATATTTCATATATTTGCTAAAACAGGAGCGTGGGGACGTGCTCAGGCTGGTAATGTTACAGAAAGGGCTGTAGAGCGTGTTAAAGAACGTCTTAGTCTTCTGCAAAAAGATTTAGCAAAAGCAAAAAAAGCGGCGGCTTCTCCAAGAATTGGAATTGAAAAATCAGATGCTCTTTTTGCAGTTAAAAAACTAAATAAAGAAATTAAAGAACAAAGCGAAGCTATTGCTCTTATTCAAGACTTTGGCGACAAAATAAAAGAAGAAGCAAGAGTAGCAGCAAAACAAGAAGTAAACCCTGCTCCTGAAGTAATAGTTAGACCTGATCCTATTGAAGAACCAACAGTTACTTCTAAAGAAACAGAAACACCAGAAGCAAAAACAGAACCACCTCCATTACCTAAGGTAGACGAAAAATTAGAAGTTTCTCCAGAAAAAACAGAAAGAGTTATTAACGATCTTACAAAAAGATTAAAGACTTTAGAGCAAGATATTATTTCTGGAAAAATAACTAAGGACAACTTTGATCCTACAGAATGGGCAGCGATAGTTAATAAGACTACAAAATTATTAGATGCACTAGAGTTTGATACTGAACAAATACTTAGGCAGATAATAAAAGAAGGAGCAACTCCTGCTTTGTTTAAAAACTTACAAAGAAACATAGATGCTCACATTAAATTTGTAGAGTTTAAAGCGCCAATGACAGCAGTCAGTGGTAATGTAGTTAATTTTTCTAATCCTAAAAAAAGCTGGGAATCAGAAACCGCTGAATTTTCTATTGCAAACTCAAAAGAACTTGAGGCACTGCGTAACTTTAAAAGATACCTTGATTCTGTTGTAGACAAGTCAGATGACGATTCATTTTTTGCTGATACAGCACAAGAGTATCTTGATACAAAAGATACTTTTAGAAGAAATCAAAGAAAGAAAGCTAGAGAAGAAGCAAAAGAGGAACAGGTAGTAAACCTGGAAACCAGAGTAAAAGAGCTTGAGGAAAAACTTGCAGAAAAGAAAAAAGTAGCTTCTGGGAAAACCGCAACTCAACCAAAGACTGCAAAGGAAAAAGCAGAAGCCCAGCTCGAAAAAGAGCAACAGGATTTTGTTGAGGGTAAGCAAGACGAATCGCCAAAGAAAGCAGCTAAGGAAGAAGATGCAGAGCTTCAGGAACTAAGAGAGCGCATAGCTTTCTACAAGAAAAACAAGAAAGAAGCTGCTGAGATAGAAGAGCTAGAGGCAAGTATCGACAGGCTTTCTAAGCTGGGTAAAGAAGGCGACCCTGAAAAGATCAGCAAGCTTGTTAGCGGTAAACCCAAGTGGGCTGGTATTAAAAAAGTTAAGAGCTACCTAGAAGATCTTAGAAGTGTTGATAGAGCACTCAGAAGAGAACTAAAGGAGTCTCTCAAACCACAAAAGACTCCTGAAGAGAAAATGCAAGATGCGTTAAATAATCGCATTCAGAAGCTTGAAAAACAATTAAAAGAAGCAAGAGGGCGAGCTGTTGGACCCGATGCTAAAGCAGCAGACGAGCTTGCAGGAGAAACGACTGTAAAAAAAGAAGACCCACCAGAAGTAAAAGAACTTCAAGCTGCACTTAATACTTACAAACGGTTTGAAAGAGAAGCGGCTAATTACGATGCTGCTGTTGCTGAAGCAGAAAGACTAAAGGAAATTCTTAAACGAGGAGACGCTGCTGAAATGCAACAAGAGGTAGGGCGTATGCCAGACAATCTTAAAGATGACTCTGTTAAAAGCGCGTATGACAAAGCTGTAAAAGAAGTTAAAAAGCGCAAAGCAGTAATGAGGCGGTTTCTTACTGAAGCTAGTAAAAAAGAAGGAAAGAAAGCTAAGGCTGCTCGAGACAAAGAGCTGTATGAAAACATGCTAAACGTCTTAAACAAAGGACAAGATGCTGATAAAGGGCACTGGTTTATGAGGCTTGTAAGGCGTTTTAGAGCCGCAAGAAAGGCATCGTTAATTAATTCTGCTGCATCAGCCGCAGCCGCGTTTCCTACTGGTATTGGCGAGGTATTTCTTAAAAACCCATTAAAAGCGGCTGCTTTTTTAATATATGGTCAAAAAGGATACAAAACTAGGTTTGCTAGAGCAGCTTTGTCTGAAGCTTTTATTGGGATAGGTCAGTTTTTTTCTTTGTTTAATCCAGGAAGTTTAAAAAGACTAAAACCTAATCAAGTTCAAAGAATGTTTGGAAGAGCTTTCAACGAAGCAGTAAATCCACAAACAGCTACTTCTAGGTTTGAATTCGAAACTAACGCTTACCGAACTATATTTCCTACAGGAATAAGACGAGTTCTTACAAAAGCTAGAAACAACGCAAAACTTCAAGAAGAAGGAAAGGAATATCTTAGAAAATGGATTTCTAAAGAGATGATGTCAGGAAACCTTTGGAATATTTTAGCTCTTGGAATGAAAACAATAACAGGAACAGACGCTGCTTTTAGCAAAATAAATTTAGATGTAGCAGTAAGGACTAGATTTAAACAGCAAGCTATCATTGAGTTTCCAAACAACCCATCAAAAGCAGAAAAAAGATTCAATCAACTGCTGGAAGCAGCACAAAAAGATGAATCAGGTTTAATTTTATATGAAATTGACGAGGAAATAAACGACATGTTGGATCTTGTTCGCGAATCTATGCTTATGGCTTCAAGCGCAGATGGGATAACTTCAGCTAAAACAATGATTCTTGATGAAGTTGCAAACAATCTTTCTAGGATGATGAATGATGATTCAAGGCCGTTTTTAGCATTCATAATGGAAGCGCTTATGCCGTTTGTTGGGCCTGGAATTAGAGGAGCACAAAGAGGATTAAACCTTTCAGGAGTTGCTTTAATTAAAGCTACTTATCGTTTAGCCCGCCCAAACAAAAAATATCAGAACATATTTGATAAGGTTAAAAAAGAACACGAAGAGACAATTAAACAACTAGAGATTCTTAAATATGAAGCTAAAAAAGCAGGAAATACAACAGAAGCTTTAAGGATAGAAAAACAAATACAACAAGAACAAGCTCTTGCAGATTTAGCAGACACTAGAAGAGTTATGGAAAATATAGATACTTTAGGCACTGCTTTAGTTACTGTTTCTTTGTTTTCTATAGGCGCAATGGCTTCTAAAATGGGGTTTGGTTACGGTTCTAATTCTCACCTTACAAACGAGCAAAAAACCAGAGACAAAACTAAACAAGAATTCACACTGTTTGGTATGGATATTAGTTCGTGGGCACCTTTTGTTTCTCCATTGGTTTTAATAATGGACATTATTAATTATTTTAAAGCCAGAGAAGAAGGAACAATAGCAAAAGATATTGATTTGCCCACTGTAGTTAAAAATTCTCTTAAAGCTACAGTTAAAGAAATGCCAATGAATCAAGGCTTAAAAGCTATGGAAGACATTTTTGGAGAAGACTCAGAAAAATTCTGGACTGCTTTAGCTAACACGGCTGGAGGTTATATTTTACCTATTCCTTCTCAAGTTAGAAAACGAGTAGAAAACGCAACAAGAGAAGGAACAATGAATGAGCTGCGAGGTGAAAACAGCGCATCAGGGTTCTGGGCAAGAGTTTGGTATGGAGCAACAGGAGCAGCGGCTCCTAATAAAAAAAGAGATGTATTTGGGAGAATAAGAGAATCAGGAAGAACTATAGAGTTTGAGTTCAACCGCTTTGCTACCAAGGAATATTCAGAGCCTACGTTTACTGAAAAACAAATAGCAAACGACAAAGATGGAGTTATTACATTTAGACTTTCAAAACAAATTAGAGGAATTGATTTGTTCTCCTACAGGAACAAAGATGGATACACTCTTTATTCTGCTTACGCAGATATAGTTGAAAAAAGAGAAATATTACAAAAACTAGAAAACATCCTTACAAACAAAAGTAATTCTAGAAACACAGCTTGGTTAAGGGATTTAAATATAAAAGAACGTATTGGGGAAAGTGAAGATTTTGTAAACCTTGGGCACGCTAGAATAAATAGATTTATTATGAAAGAGCACGAAAGCGCAAAAAAAGAGCTGTTAAAAAACGAAACTCTTTTAAAAGATTTTATTAATAGCGAAGGAAAAACTGCGTTTGAAGTTTTTGAAGAAAGAGGAACACGAATAGAAATCCCATCCCCCATTAACCCTTAGAGAACAATACAATGGCTAACAGCTATCAAGAATACACATCTGGTCTTACAGGCACCAGCTTTACAGGCTTTAATGTTAAATTCATAAGCCAAGGACACCTTAAAGTTGCTACGTCAACCAACAACGGTAGTAGTTTTACGACAGGATCCCTTACGGTAACAGTGAACGGAACTACGGCTACAACTAGCTCTGCACCAAGCACAGGCAGTGACGGCATTAACAAGATTAGAATCTATCGGTCTACGGGAACTGATGAACTAGTAGACTTCCAAAGCGGCTCAAGGATTACCGAGAGCGACCTAGATACGTCCTACAGGCACGCTGTCTATGCTGCACAAGAGGTTTTAGAGAACGCATCTGCAACTGCTTCAGGACTACAAGGACCTGCGGGGGCTACTGGGGTTGGCATTGACCAGATTACTACAAGTAAAGTTGGTTTAGATACTACGGTTACAATAAAATTAGATGACGCTGGAGATAGCACAGATAAATCTTTTGTTATTTCTGATGGTGCAGCAGGTGCAGCAGGTGCAGCAGGTGCTTTTTCAAACAGCTTTGAAAGCTCAATACAATCAATTCCAGCAGTAGACACAGACACAGGATTAGCTCATGGCTTATCTGTTTCTCCTAAATTGTTTTTCGTAGTTCTTAAATGCACTAGCTCAGAACTTGGGTATTCTGTAAACGATGAGGTTCAATTGTTCCTTAATGCAACAGGAACCAACAACATAGCTGTTTGGGCTACATCTGCTAAGATAGAGTTTAGAAGAGAAAATGATATTTATGTTCTCGATAAGTCATCAGCTAGTGGAACATTGGCAACTATTAACACCTCTAAGTGGGGGTTAGTTTTCCGAGCTTACGCCTAATAAAACCCATGAACTCCGAGCACCTTCCGTCCGCAGTAGGAATCACAGGACTACTAGGAACAATCACCCTTAGCGACATCAACAACATGGTGGCTATTGCTGTGGGCGCTACAACTCTGTTCTATTTAGGCGTAAAGATATTTAAAGAAATCAAAAAAGAATGAGCAAACCGACACAAGACAAGCTTCAGCAACTCCAGGATATACTCATCGATGAATTCATATTGAGGATACAAAGCGGTGAAGCAGCTCCAGCAGACCTCAGTGCAGCCCGTCAGCTCCTCAAAGACAACGGCATCAGTGCTATGGCTTCTGCTGAGAGTCCCCTAGAAGAGTTGTGTAAGATTCTTCCATTTAACGAGGATGGCGTAGATAAAGTGGTGGGCGAATAACAAAACCCCATAGACCCTTGGACCTACCTGAAGAAATCAAGGACTTCCGAAACTTTCTATTCCTAGTCTGGAAACAACTAAACCTCCCACAACCAACACCTATTCAATATGAAATCGCAGACTACATGCAGCACGGCCCAAAACGAGCTGTCATCCAAGGATTTCGAGGAGTTGGTAAGTCTTGGATTTGCAGTGCTTTCGTCGTTCACCAACTGCTCCTCGACCCCAGCAAGAACATTCTTGTTGTCAGTGCTTCTAAAACTCGAGCAGATGATTTCAGCACATTCACACTTAGACTCATCCACGAAGCTCCATTTCTCCAACATCTTGCTCCCGGAGATAAACAAAGATTCTCCAAAATCTCCTTTGACGTTGGACCAGCTCCAGCAAGTCATGCCCCCTCCGTCAAGTCCCTCGGAATTACTTCTCAACTAACAGGCTCTCGTGCTGACATAATCGTTGCTGATGACGTAGAGGTTCCAAATAACTCAGCAACACAAATGATGCGAGACAAACTCTCTGAGCAAGTCAAGGAGTTCGACGCTATCATCAAACCAAACAAGGAATCCAAAATACTCTTTCTAGGAACCCCACAGTGCGAGGACACAGTTTACAGGTCACTACAAGAACGAGGCTACGATACAAAAATATGGCCTGCTCAATACATCACACAAAGCAAAAACAACCTGACCTACAACGACAACGTAAGTCAACTGTGTGTAAGCACAGAAAAAGAAAACAAATCTACTGAACCCCTAAGGTTTTCTGACATAGACCTAGCTGACCGAAAGGTTTCCTACGGGTCTGCTGGGTTTGCCCTCCAGTTCATGCTGGATTCCAAGCTGTCAGACGTAGAGAAATACCCGTTGAAAATAAACGATCTTCTTGTGATGAGCCTAGACAACGATCTGGCTCCAGAAAAGGTTGTGTGGGCAAACGATCCGTCCCTAGAGTGGGACTCAACGGTTCCCAACGTAGGGATGACCGGAGATCGCTTCCACAGGCCCTTTAAAGTTCTTGGAGATCACATACCTTACACCGGCAGTGTGATGAGTATTGACCCAGCAGGACGAGGAAAAGACGAAACAGGCTTTGCAATCTGTAAGATGCTCAACGGATTCCTCTACGTTCCTGCCGCCGGAGGACTACAAGGGGGCTACAGTGAAGAAACACTCAAGTATCTCTGTGTGTTGGCAAAAGAACACAATGTAAATACAATCATTGTGGAGAGTAACTTTGGTGATGGTATGTTTGTGGAGCTAATAAAGCCCATACTTACAAAGGTTCACCCCTGTACAATCGAGGAAGTCCGTCACAGCACCCAGAAGGAACGCAGGATCATAGATACTCTGGAACCCGTAATGGCAGGACACAAGCTTGTCATAGACCCAGAGGTCATCAAAAGCGACTTTAGGACAGCTCAGGAATACTCACAGGAATCATCCCTGAAATACCAGCTAATCTACCAACTAAGCAGACTCACAAGAGACAGAGGGGCTATCACACACGATGACAGACTGGATGCCCTCAGTATCGCTATTGCCTACTGGACAGAACAAATGGCACAAGATGCCTCACAAAAGATGGAGGACAGAAAAGAAGATCTACTTAGGGAGGAACTACAAAGGTTCCAAGATAGCTTCCATAAGGCCCGAGGATCCTCTGTGAGAGGTCCTAACTGGCTCTGAGGGTCAGCACACCAGAACACACCTAAACCCTCTCAGAATCTAAATACGACTCATTATGGCAAAACAACCCAAATATAGACCCACTGAGGTGATGATTGGGGGCCATAAGTTCTCCATTGAATACAAACAAATGGATGACTTTGGGGTCCTACACTTTGAAAGGAGAACAATCTCCATCAGAAAGAACCTCAGTGAAGAAGACACTTTAGACACTATTCTCCATGAGGTAGTGCATGCTTGTTTTGCCCTCAGTGGTATTGGCTATTTGCTTGATAATGACAACCTAGAGGAAGCACTAGTCAGAGCTGTGGAAAACTTGGTTGTTCCTACATTCAAAAAAGAACACACTTCTTACCTTAAACAAAAAAAGTAAAAATAAAATTACATTTACCTGTTGCCATATACGGTGCCGTCGATAAGGCCCCCTATAAGTACACTATTAGTTATCCAAGGGTCAAATCTTAATCATACTGACTGTTTGTGTAACAAAGAACAAATTGCATGTGTAATAGAGAACAAATAAATAAATAAAAATAACAAAGAAAAGAAAGGGAGGGATGTTTGTTTTTGTTTGTTAATATTATTCTATCTATAGGTGTTCCTATAGTATTTACAAACCTAGTATCTATAGGTGTTCCTATAGTAAGAACAAACAAAGGAAACAAATACCTTACTTAAATATGGCTATTGAAAGATCAGGAGAAAAGTTCTCTGGATACAACAAACCAAAAAGAACTCCAGGACACAAAACTAAGTCACATGCTGTCTTAGCTAAATCAGGATCCACAATAAAACTCATTAGGTTTGGACAAAAGGGTGTCAGTGGTGCAGGTAAAAACCCAAAGACCCCAAAGGACAAAGCCAGAAGAAAAAGCTTTAAGGCTCGCCATGCAGCCAACATAGCCAAAGGAAAACTCTCAGCAGCCTATTGGGCAAACAAAGTAAAATGGTAACAACTAAATACATATGAGCCTCTACAAAAACATCAACAAACGCCGCAAGCTAGGCATTAGTAGATCCAAAAAGAAATCCACCATAAGCGATAAAGCATACGCAAATATGAAGGCTGGATTTCCTAAGAAGAAAAAGAAAGCTGCTAAAAAGAAGACAGCTAAAAAGAAATATTAATGGGTATTGACCTGTGACTCTTTGCTGCTAAATAGCACTCATACACAACGGACTCCCTAGGTCCCTTTATTGCAGGTTTTCTTTGTTTTTCCCTGTAGTAAAAACTTAGGGAGTCCTTTTTAACTCCATGAAACAAAAACTAACAATGCTAGTAGGAGCACTTCTTGTGTCTTCTTGCTCAACCTTGGATCTCGGTGGCGCTTTTCCTGTGCCTCTTACAGATCCTCCAAAAGACATCGCTGTAGAACTAGAAGTGCGCCCTATGCCCCCTAAGCTAAACGCTGGGATTGACTTGGTGCCTTCCAAAAAGGACTAAGAGGTCTTTTTACAAAGGATACCAGTAGTCTCTTCTTTATGTGTGAACAGGCAACTTCCTATAGGAGAGCTACTGGTGTCCTTTTGAAGTTTGGTATAAAAATCTGAAGGGGTATACGTATATAGCGACGCGCTAAAATCCCCCCAAGGGCACCCCCGCAACGCATTCTGATGGTGGATTGTCATTCAATTGACAGCCCTACCCTTTCAAACATCTAAAGGCTAGGCTTGTCCGTAGGACCCTAGATGCTAGGGAAGCAATGAACACTGTTTTGAACAGTAGTGTTCTCTTGAGCACCAGGTGTTCGTGTGAACATATGTCTGTTTTTCTTTCACCTTGAGTTTTTGATTTTTTTTCATTTAGGGGTTGACCTATGATAACACTTATGTATTTTCCGCCCCGCCATGCAAAAACAATACACACACATAGGAGGTCGCGAAGGCGATTACGAAATGGTTAAAGAAGCAATCTCGCAAGGGTTTGAAGATTACCGCGAAGGCACGGAGCATTTCCTATATACAGCCATGAGAGCTTATAGGTTCTTGAGGAATCAAGGCTTGTCTATCGTGGCCTCTGACGATGGGGGCTCTCTTGATTTTAATTACAGCTACAAGGGAAAGTAGCCAATACACACCACACACACCAATGAAAACAAAGACATTGAACGTAGGCCAGAACCGGGGTAAATCTCGAGTCTGGATAGAGAACGGACCACTAACTGAATACGGGTGGACTAGGGGCACACGATATACTTTTGTGTGTCAAAAAGAAGGGTCTGGGTGGGCTAGGCTCAACAAGGACACAAGCGGGAAGCGCAAAGTTGCCGGGACAGATACGCGACCGATAATCGATTTGTGCAACCAGCAGGTATCCGAATGGACACAAGGGGCACCTAAGGTATCCATTGAGTTTACCGCTGATTACATTCTCATCACTCCTATCCACTAGAAAAAATGAATCCAAACAAGCCAGCGATTAACAAGCTACCTAGTCCACAATGGCGGGACGTTACAGGTCGCAAGGAGCACGGGTGGAGTTCTTCCGTAAAGGTCTATCGCTACGGGGAGAGCCTAACTGAGCCACACGAGGATGATCTTTACATCGCAGAGGGCGGCGAGGAGGAAGCTCCTTGGGGTCTTTACGGTAAGACTTCTGAACCAATTCAATACTTGGACATTCAAAGTTCTATGATGCTTTTCCAGAGCCAGCATATCGCTATGGAGCAAGCTCAGAGAGTCTACTGGGGGAAGATTTACGAGCAAGTGGTAGGATACAACGCCAACGAGGATGACCCAACGAGAACAAGCCTTGACATGATTCTCACAGTTTCATCTGTAGTGGGGCACATGGAAGCACAAGAAGAGGCTAGAGCATACTTTGCCACTTGATTTCTCCCGTCTCTCTATTGGTTCAGGCCGGTAGGGAGCGGGGAGCGATTAAATGACTCCGACCAAAACAAACAAAGACCATGAAAGTAAAAAACATTGCATCAAACATGACCGAAATAAGCCTCGAGGATGGGACTCTTGTGCTTGTCAGTTACGAGACACCAGTTGCCGCTAGGATCTTTTCCCTGGCTACTGAGAATGACGGGTGCGCTTTGTTCCGCACTAGCAAGAAGTGGAGCCAAACAACTACCCGCCACATCAACAAATGGCTGCGCGATACGTTCTCCGATGAGAGAGCAAAGAGAGCCAAGGAGATGCCGCAAGAGTTCTTTGACAACCTGCTTTCCGTTGCTTAGAAATCCTTACCTTAAAAACAAATGCAATTCAGAGACTTAAAGACAGTTGATGTTTCCGCTCGCGAATGGAATGACAAGATAAACGGCAACAGCTATTTTTCCGCTGTCGTTGTTTTAAACTTCCAACAAGCCAACCAAGAAACAATCAAGGTGCCGTTTCAATACGGTTACGGTGATTATTATCAGCAAGCGGCAGCGGAGGCCATTGCCAAGCGTTTCCCTCGCACTAAATGGTCCAAAAAGGAAGAGCCACTGTGGAGACTAAGAGAGAAAAGCAAAACAATAAGGACAAACAAAGAGCCGAATTGCACCCAGAAAAGATGCAAGGCTCTTGTGGCCTAAACAAAACAAACAAAGACAAATGAATTCTTTACTCAAAACAAATCTTTCGCCTTCCTTGGCTCAACTCGAAACCCTGGATCCTGTGGATCTTGTTGGATGGGCTTTATTTTTGGTTCTTACGGCTCCAAACGACCAGAAAGCAAAACAAGCAGCAGCTTATTGTGAAGAAGTGGCAAGGATGCACAACCTAACACCCAAGCAATCAGAAGAAGCCAAAGCGGTAGCCATTGCTCTTGATTATTCCAACGAAATTGGGAAGTTTGACGAGGGAGCAGAAAGCAGGTGGATTGCGTCTTACAGGGATGCTTTAGCCGATGGGCATTCACAGCAAGACGCAGAAGATTGGGCGTTTGATGCGGTCTATAATCACTAACCCATGCCCATAGACGTCATCAGGCAGATGCCATGGATCCGGCGAGTAGCTAGGAAATGGTTATTGCATTACCTCGTGGACCAGATAGAAGCCAACGCAGGAGACAAGCGAGCCACCTTGGCAGCGGTTCGTGAACTACGGGAACTCCTAAAACAACAGACATGAGAGCCAACCACCAAGGCAAAAAGGAGCGCAAAAAGCCATCACAGGATGTCCATTACGGGTTGAGCCGTCTCGTAAATGCCGCTTGCGATGAATTCTTTAAGTCGCGCCAGATGGAGCGACCGAAATACAACGGGGGTCCTAGGCCAAGCCAAGCCAAAGAAGACACCAAAGAAGACAAGAAACGATGAACATCTCTCTTGTTCTCCTGCTTTTCGGCCTCCTTGTTATGGCTTGTCTTCTCCTTAGTGACGATTTAGGGGACACCGACGGCAAGACGCCGATAAGCCTTCTCTTTTTGGCAAGCCTCCGGGGCTTCCTTGTGGTTTGTGCGTTAGCAGCCGCTTGGATTCTCACCTCTTTAATATTTTCTCTATGAACTGAACAAACAAAACAAAAACAACGATATGAAAAACAAAAATACAGTCTGGGCTGTCATGTGTCCTGCGTGGGGCACTGTGATTAGCCTTTATAAAACCAGACAACTTGCTGACGTTGCGGCTTCCGTAATGAGCAGCGAAACGGACACTCCCCACGAAACCAAGGAGTTCAAAGTGATAGGTGAATCAGTGGCACCTATCGACAACCACCCTGAACTGGACCTTGACGTATGAAAAACGAGACCGAAACCATAACGGAGTTAAACAGGGCCATAAGGATCCTTGAGCAAACAAGGGACTCTCTTTTGCCCTCGCCAGCCGCTAAACCCAAGAACCTGGAAGGCAGACGGGTGGCTATTTGCGTTGGTCATAGCAGGGCGGGAGACTTCGGAGCTACGGCTCCGGGAGGAGTTACTGAATACGCATGGAACAAGCCGATTGCCCACACAGTGAAGGCAAACCTTGAGGCTCTTGGGTGTGAGGTTTTGGTTGTTGATGAGTATGGATTCACCGTGTCACTAACTTATCCACAAGCCATGGACTTTGTGGCAACTCAGGTTAAAGACTTCGAGGCAGAAGTGGTGGTTGAGTTGCATTTCAACAGTGCATCAGACCGAACGGTGAGGGGCTTTGAGACACTCATAACAGGGAGCCAACGGGGAACCATCCTTGGTAACTGTTTGCAGGACTCAATGGCTGAGTTGTTTACCGGAGAACCTAACAGGGGCGTAAAAGTTCGCACAAGAAACCAAAGGGGCAGTGCTTTTCTCTTTAAATGTGCTCCACCAGCTGCAATCCTTGAGCCTTTTTTTGCTAGTAATTACGCCGCTTGGGACGCCTACAAAGACCGGCGCGATGACCTGGCGCACGCCTATACCATGGGACTTATTGGTTATCTTGAGAAGGTATCATAACTAACTTTCTTTTTCTATGCCTATACGAGCAAACAAGAACAAGTGGTTGGCAGACATCATGCTTGATCGCATTCGATAT